AAGTCAGTAGGACTTATACAAGTAGTAGCTTCAATGTTCGGACTATTCGTAGTAACAAGTCTTTTAGTAGGGTATGATATGTCACCTCTATTTCAAACATTAAATACAACAACTGGATTTTTCGGGTTGTTAGTATTTGTAGGTTTATTAAGTTATGCCGAAAATAGATAAAGAACTAAATACTCATTATCCGTTATTTGATAGCGGCCTCTATACAGAAGTCGTACATCAAAGTGGAGAGAAGGCTGTTAAAATCTTAACAGGTGAATACGCTGATGTTATTTTTCAATACGGGAAAGTTAATATGATCCCAAGAGAAGAATCAGAAATTCCTACTATAGATTTTGAACGAGCTGTCAGATCGTGTCCTGATAATTTAAAAGACACGATATCGGAAGATGAAAAATTTAATCAAATTATGAGTAATATACTTATAGAACTACTAGCCAACCAAGGGCTCGAGGAAATAAAGAATGGAATATAGTAAAGAGTTTTACAAAAGACTTAAAGAAGAAATAACAGCTGATGAAGGAATGGTACTTGAAGTATACTTAGATCATCTAGGCTATCCTACAGTAGGTGTAGGTCACTTGATTTTAGAATCAGATGAAGAGTATTCATACGGAGAAGGAAAACCGATCACACAAACTAGATGTGATGAATTGTTCTTCAAAGATATTAATACTGTACTAACCGAATGTGAAAATAGAGCGGACTTTAATTGGGAATCATATCCTGAAGAAGTAAAACTCATTGTATGTAACATGGCATTCAATCTAGGACTAACTAGATTATCAAAGTTTAAGAAAATGATTTCAGCTTTGAATGAAGGTGATTACAAACAAGCATCAGTCGAAGGCTTAGACTCAAAATGGGCCAAACAGGTTTACAACCGTGCGAAGAGATTAATGAATCGATTACGCGATGTAACAAAATAAATTAAATATAGGATATATTATGGAAATAGATAAACAATTAAGAGAAGCTCTAAAGTTGAAATATCAAGGTGAGATGGCAGTCGCTAAGGCTAACATCAGTGTTTATATGAAATCTCCAGTAGGTATCGGAGAACACTCCGATCTTATTGGTGCTATTGATGAACAACTCAATCTACTAACGACAGCTGAAGAAAAACTCAGAGCGGTAGAAGTACATTACGAACCCGTAAGAGTTTGACAAGAATCAATGTAATCCCTGTAAAGGAACTAACAGATCAACATTTGATGGCTGAGTATCGAGAGATATTCATGATTGGTTCTGCTTTACGAAAATCACTATCATCGCCTGGATGGAATAAAAATCGAATACCTAAGGTACTAACTTTGGGTGAAGGTCATGTCATGTTCTTTTATGACAAAGGTCTATATCTATACAAAAGATATGAACAGATTCGAAAAGAACTAACAAGTCGAAACTACAACTTAGATAAGTCACGCTTATTTAAAGTGACACAATTCCCGACAGAATACTATAATGATTGGAATCCGACAGACAGAGATGAACAAGTCATTAGAGTTAGAATAGAAGAACGAATAAAACAAAAGCCAGAATGGTATAGACACAATGGCAAACCTCTGTTATAATATATTATACACACACAAAAAACATACATGCATTATTACACAAACATAAAACGATATAAAGATTTCATACTCGCGAGAGGAGTGAAAAACGGAGAGAAGTACATCAAAAGAGTGAAGTACGAACCGACTCTTTATATTCCTACAAACAAAGAAACACCACACAAATCAATTAGTGGTGAATACTTACAATCAAAGAAGTTCAACTCACCGAGTGACGCTAGACATTGGAAGAAACAATACGATAACACAGGTATTGATATTCATGGACTAGAACAATGGGAATACACTTATCTCGCTGAGTCGTTTCCTTCTGATATTGAATTTGATATCAAGAAGATTAATATACTGAATATCGATATTGAGTGTGAGTGTGAGAATGGATTTCCTGAACCAACAGAAGCTGAAGAGAAAGTCAACGCGATAACAATGAAACTCTTTGGACATAAAGAGACTCATGTAATCGGTACAGATAATTTTGATTTCAAAACTGATGATCCTGATGTAGTCTATCACAGATGTCATCATGAAAAGGATTTACTAAAAACATTCATGAAAGTCTGGGACGATTTAGAACCTGATATTATTACAGGGTGGAATGTCGAAACATTCGATATCGCTTATCTTGTTAATCGTATCTGGAAACTCTTTGATTGGAATACAGTTACAAAATTATCACCTCACGGTTTAATTACATCAAGAGAATGGTTATACATGGGTCAGAAGAAAATGATCTCATACGACATAGCAGGGATCGCGATTCTTGATTATCTTGAGATGTATAAGAAGTTCACATATATTACAAGAGAGACATATCGATTAGATCATATCGCGGAAGTAGAATTAGGTAAGAAGAAAATTGATTACTCCGAGTTCGGAGCGATGCATCTATTCTATAAGAAAGATTATCAGAAATTCTTAGACTACAACATTCGTGATACAGAACTTGTCGAAGAACTAGACAACAAGTTACAACTCATGGAGTTAGTTATTACTATGGCTTATCAAGCGAAGTGTAACTTCGCAGATGTATTCGGATCCGTTCGATATTGGGATTTAATTATCTTCAACTTCTTACGAAAACGAGGACAAGTTCCACCACCGAAGAAACTTGCACAAGATTCAAGAATCATCGGAGCGTATGTGAAAGAACCTCAAACAGGTCAACACAAATGGGTAATGTCATTCGATTTGAATAGTCTATATCCTCATTTAATCATGCAGTACAACATGAGTCCTGATACATACATGAAGAAGATATTCGCTCAAGAGATTAGTGTCAGTAAGATGTTAAATGGTGAGGTTGATCTTAGTATGCTTACTAACACAACTGTAACTCCGAACGGAGCTCTGTTTCGAACAGACAAACAAGGATTCTTACCTGAACTTCTAGAAGAAATGTATGATCAAAGGGTTTTATTTAAGACTAAGATGATCGAAGAACAAAAGAGATTAGAGACGATTCCGAAAGAGGATTTAGTCGCGAGAAAAGAATGTGAGTATTCAATTGTTAAATACAATAACAATCAGATGGTTAGAAAGATATCACTTAACAGTTGTTATGGAGCTCTAGGTAATCAATACTTCAGATACTTTAACAGAGAGATCGCTGAAGGTATTACTACATCAGGTCAGTTAAGTATTAAATGGGTAGAGAAAGCTGTTAACAGTTATCTAAACAAACTCTTAGATACAGAAGAAGACTATGTAATCGCGATCGATACAGATTCAATCTATGTCAGATTTGATGGACTAGTTAATAAAGTTAATCCGAAAAATCCTGTAGACTTTCTAGATACAATCGCGAAAGAGAAAATCGAACCGATGATCAATCAACATTATGAAGAACTGGCTTCTTACACAAACGCTTATCAGAATAAGATGGAAATGGGTAGAGAAGTTATCGCGGACAAAGGTATCTGGACAGCAAAGAAAAGATACATTCTAAATGTACATGACTCAGAAGGTGTAAGATATAAAACACCGAAACTTAAGATCATGGGAATAGAGACAGCGAAGTCATCAACACCGATGTGGTGTAGAAAGAAACTAACAGAAGGTATCAGAACATTAATGACTGGTACAGAAGATGATGTACATGATTTCATACTAAACGCTCGAGAAGAGTTCGGTAAGTTACCGATAGAAGAAGTATCATTTCCTCGAGGAGTGAGTGATATCAAGAAATATTATAACGCTGCCTCTATCTATAACAAGGGAACACCGATTCATGTCCGCGGATCACTACTTTACAATAACTATTTGTATAAATATAATATAGACAAGAAATATCCTGTGATACAGAATGGTGAGAAAGTAAAGTTTTGTTATATGAAACTACCTAATATAATGAATGAGAATGTGATATCATTTGTCTCAGCACTTCCTAAAGAATTTAATTTAGAAGATTATATTGATTATGATTTACAGTTTTCAAAATCCTTTGTTGAACCTTTAGGTGTAATTTTAGATAAGATCGGGTGGACTACTGAACCAGTAAGTACACTTGAATCATTCTTTGGGTAAAACTTGACAGGACAGAAAACGGTAGTATAATAGTAAGTATGACAGAAATAGAATACATCTTTATATCTTTTCATATGGTTACATGGATCGGACTTGTGATTTTAACATCTCAAATTAAATCATGGAAACGAGAGATAAGACAACATATCGATTATGATAATAGTCTAAGAGCTATGAGGAAAAATCATAGAAATAAATAAATAAATTATGGAGATAATATATAATGAGTTATTTGAAAAGCTTAATAAAAACAACAGGTAATGAGTTCGCTTCTATTGTAGAAGACGGAGTACAAGCAGCCGATGTCAGTGGATACATTGATACAGGTTCTTATATTTTTAACGCACTCTTGTCTGGTTCAATATACGATGGATTACCCAACAACAAGATCACAGCATTAGCAGGTGAATCCGCGACAGGTAAAACATTCTTCGCACTAGGAATGTGTAAACAATTCTTAAACGATAATCCCGATTCCGCGGTTATCTATTTCGAATCTGAAAGTGCAATCACAAAAGACATGATCGAGGAAAGAGGAATTGATTCTTCAAGAATCGTCATTGTACCTGTAACGACAGTACAGGAGTTTAGAACTCAATCGATTAAGATTCTTGATCAATACACTAAGGATAAGTCAGACATGAAAATGTGTTTTGTACTTGATTCACTAGGTATGTTATCAACAACTAAAGAGATTGATGATACAGCTTCTGGAGCAGAGACTAAAGACATGACTAGAGCACAGTTAGTCAAAGGTACATTCAGAGTATTAACTCTCAAACTAGGAAGAGCTGGTGTTCCACTCATCGTAACTAATCATACTTATGATGAAATGGGTTTGTTCGCGAAGAAAGTAATGGGTGGAGGTTCGGGTCTTAAGTACGCCGCTTCATCAATTATATTCTTGTCTAAGAAAAAAGAGAAAGATGGAAAAGATGTTATTGGAAATATTGTTCATTGTAAGAATGAGAAATCAAGACTTACTATTGAGAACAAAATGGTTGATGTGATGTTATCATACGAAACAGGTTTAGATAGATACTATGGATTGTTAGAACTAGCAGTCAAGTATGGT